CACCAAACTCATTTCCTTCTTTGATTTCGTAGTATTTACCAAGAACTTCACCCATCTCATCGTAACAAGACTCAAGTCTTTGTTGTAGGGTGTTTACTTCTTTGATAGTATTAGAGAAAACCTTGAATGATTCGTTCATAGACTTCATATGTCTATTCACAGTTACTTTGTCAAACCAATCGCCGGTTTCTTCAAGAGTTACTTTGTGTGCAGTCTCTACGATACCTTTGATAGATTCGTATACTTCAGCCAAGTTACCTGAACGATAGATAGACTCACCAAATTTCTTGTATTCAGAAACTGCCTTGAGGAATTCTCTTTTTTCCTCGTTAGTCATTCCCTTTTCTTCTTCCTCACCAACATTCATTCTTTTATAAGAAAGGTGTTGAGACTCATTTAGGATATCTTTTAAATTCATTATTTTACTCCAAAATCACATTCACAATACCCACCAACCTCACAAATGATATCTCTCATTAGGTTGTTAGCTTTTGTGTATTTATAAGTATTCTTTTTTGTTGTAACCGACTCATTAATTACACTTTCATTTGTTGGAGAAAGAAATGCTCCGTGAGTTGATGGGTTAGAAACAAAGTCCCAACAAATCAAATCAAAGTCTTGTTCTACTGCAACAGTGTCTTCACCAATTTGTTTTACCGAACCCATACCTCTTGATGAGATACCAACAGTACAACCTGCTTTAATCAACTCTTTGAGGATGTTACCAACCGGAGTGTTTAGAATTTCAACTACACCAATTACATCATCACCCTTCCAATATACATCACGGACAATGTGTGATGTGTTCTTCAATTCTACAACTGAAGATTCTGGGTGGTCAAGTTCACCATATGCTCGGTTCTCTTTGATTTCACGACCTTTGTATTTGGTAACTTCTCTTTCAAGAATGTTTCTTGGATATACACGGCCATTTTGGTTTTTAGCGTTAGCTCTTTGCAATACGCCACTAACCAAGAGTCTTCCGTGTTTCTCCTGAGCTTCTTGTAACATAGTAGGTGTTACTTCGAATATCATTGTATCAATGAGAAGTTGTTTCATTAGTTCTCCCAAACCTTTTTCTTTCTATATAAATCAAAGAAAACTCTGGCCAATTCTCTACGAATCATCAATCTGATGTCTTCGAGGTCTTGAATATCAAGGTCTTCATTCAATTTATTTTTATTACATCCACACGACATATTATGCACTCAATTCTTTTAATTTGTGAGCAACTTTTAACATTCTTTCAGAAATCTTTCCAAATCTCTTTTGTGTAGATTTCCAATATTGACCATTATGTACACCAGTCTCGTTCTTCAACTTTGTATTCTGATTAACGATTTTCTCAACCTCATACATCAATCTATTGATTTCTTTGATTGAGGTGTTAACCTTTTGGTGTGCCTTCATAGAGTCATCGTTCTTGTAATCACGGTAAGTTGCTTCAATTAGTTTTTCAAGTCTGTCTTCTAATTTCTTCATACTCTTTGACTCCGTATTTATTTTGGTCTTCTTGGCTTTTTTATAACCCAATACTTCAATGTGGTCTGTATCTAAATCATCCTCATCTTTACTTTTAGAAAAAGCGTTTGGTGTTTTAGGAGGACCAGCACCCCCATCCATATTACCAGTTACATTGGCCTCATCAATTTCCTCATCTTGAAGAGTTTCCTTTGCTTCCATCTCTTCAAATTTAGCTTCTAATTGTTCTAATAAAAATTTAGACATTTGAAACTCTCCTTAACTCTTGTAAAAGTTCGTGGTATCTTAAAAGTGAAAGAATCTGATTTTCGTTGATAACTTTGGAATTAGCAATATTGTCAATAAGGTTGATAGTTTCGTTCAACTTGATTGATGCAACTTTATCAGAAATTTTTACTTTTGAGAATTCAGTTTTAATTTTCTTAACCTCTGACATAACAAAAGTTCTCAACTTACCAGAATTATCAACATTGTTGATGTAGGTACGAAGAATCTTCTTTTGCGTTTCTGAAAGGTTTGTGTATTTTGAATTAAACGAATCTACCAAGAATTTGTAAGCCAGCATACGAACCTCTTTAGGTTGTGATGTGTATTCTTTGTCAGAAGACTCGGTTACGATTTCTACATCAGCTTTAGTGATGGTTTCGAGAATAGTATTTTTACAAGTAACATACTCTTTTGGAGATGAAGATTGATTGTATTCAAATAATTTAAATACCGATGCCATCTCACGATAATTTGATACACGATACTTAAAGAAATCTTCCATAACAAAAGATTCTTTGATTGACTTAATCAAGTTATACTTTTGTCTACGAAGAATTGTTTCGTTCAAACTTACTCTCTCTTGTAGAATGATATTAACAAACTCTTGAGCCTTGTATTGTGAATCAAAGTTTTCTTTTGTCAAGGACTGATACAACTTTAACTCTTTGTTAAGTTCAGTTCCTTTTTTAAAGTGTTTTTTGATAATCTCAAGGGCAAGAGAATCTTTGTTCGCTAATGTATCAGAAGCGATTTGTCGTACAAGTAATTCAAATAAAATACCTGTATTCTTAAATTTACTATGTTTAAGTTTAGTCATCTTAAACCTTATCTATTACTATTCCAATTAATAAATATACAAAAACTCATCAAATCGTGTCATCAAGGAGATTTCTCTCATCTAAAAGACCACTTTCTTTCTGAACATCATCACTTAACGACTCATTTATAATCGTTGAGGACTTTTGTTTTACTGATTTTAAAGATGTCTTTAAAGCTTGTGCACTTTCGTATGCAAGTGGTGAGTTTCTATATTTGTGATAGGTCGAGGCTGGTTTAATATCAGTATCTTGACCTAATGGGTCTCTACCAAATGGATTATCATCGGTTTTATATGTTCCACCTTCCGGCGGTCTACCTGCACCATCGAACCCACCTTCAGGTGAACCACCCTCATCATCAGACTTCTGATTCATAGATGCAATATCATGAGCAGTACCAAATGATTGGCCAGTTTTAACTGGGTCATTACCCTCATCTTCAATTTGAGTTTGTCTAAATCCAAGTTTCAAGTCGTTGATAACTTTAGCTTGTTCCAACTTCCACTCATCATCTGACATATTAAAGATGTTCTTATACATCCACTCTTGAGATACCATTTTCAAGTCTTTCATATCACGAACGAGTGATACCTTTTCAGACCATAAGTTTGCTTTCTCTTGTTCGTAGATGATAGATGGGTTAGTCAACTCCAACTCAAAGTTTACAAGGTCTTCGTTTTCATATCCTTGTGAATACAAATGTACAATTGCAATCTTTGTTAATTCCGAAAGAGCAATCTTTTGGATTCTTTCAACCGAACGAGCAAATCTAATATCCTCTTGTGCAAGTGTTGCTTTACCTTCAACTGATTCATCGTATCCAATAAATGCTTTTGGAACTTTAAGTGCGGCCATCATTCTATTACGAAGGTATTCAATATCATCAATACCACCGAATTCCATACCACTCAATGAATCTATTTCAGTACCACTCTGACCACCACGAACTGGAAGATAATAATCATCCAACATATTCATCAAGTTAAACTTGAGGTTGTAATCGCCGGTAGTTTGGTCAAGATAAGGTACTTTCTTCATTTGGTCGATGATACCTCTCATATGGTTATCAACTTCACCTGGAGGGATGTTACCCACATCAATCTTGAATACTCTTCGTTCGGGTGCTCTCATAATTCTATGAATCATCATAGCATCTTCCATAAGAGTTAATTGTTTCCAAGTCTTCCGTGCACCTTCTAATAGTGAACGGCCATAAGGAAGGAAGTTGGTGTCTGCCATCAAACGGAAGTGAGCAATCTGATAGAACTCGAAGAATTCGGCATTCTTATTAGAAGACATTCCGTGGGCAGCACCCATAGAACCCATCTTGAATCTAACTTCATATGGATTATCGGGATTAAATCCCTCTTCACGTTCCAACTCATACGCAGAGATTGGCGATACATTTACAATACCAACACCTTCTTCAATATCAAGGTGTAGGAAGTAATCGCCATACTTGTTCATACCACGAATCCAAGCCCATAGGTTGAATTCAATATTTAAAACATCGTAAAATAAATTGTGAAGAATTTTCTTAACATTCTCATCTTGAGTTTTAATACGAAGGACATCACCGACATCATTCTTTAGGGTACACTCATCCGAATAGATGTCGAGTACCGAAGCAATGATTGAATCTTTATCCATTGCTTCATAATCAGTATACAATTCAAGTTTGTTTGAATGATAGTTGAATTGGTTGTTATAAGTTTCCCAGTTTCTACGAGAAGTATGTAAACGACCAAATCTATCGTAATACGATGAACCACGGAGGTTACCGGAAGATTGTAATCGTTGAGTATCAACTGCTTGAGTATTACCCTTACCAATCCTACGAACAACAACCTGCGTGTTGAACAATTTCTTTAATCTACCAAAAAGCGATTTATCTGCCATAATTTGTATCTCAACTAAAAGTATATACTCTTACAAGTTATAAATATACAAAAAATAAACTTAACTACCAAATTTAAAGTAGCCAAGTTAAATCATTGTCATTACCACGTTGGTCTTTTTGTTTCCAAGGGTCTTGTCCCAACGCTCTTCCCGAATACACACCACTATTTGACTTACCAATATGACCTAACGTAGTTCTTGTTAAGTCCATACCTTGCTGTCTTAATTTCAGTGCCGTGTCACGAACCCAAAGGCCAGTAGAGAATGATATAACCAAATCATCATTATAACCTCGCTGTGCCTCTGCTCTTGAACCATTCCATATGAATACAAACAATTCATCAATTAGTCGCTTAGAATGGATGATTGGGGTTCGTTCTCTCATATAAGTATCGAGTTTAGAAATTACCAATGGTCTCGTTCTACTTGTCATTGAGAAACCAGGAACCATATCATCTTTACGTTTCAAATCCCAGCCTTTACGAAGATGGATATCCTCATCAATATATCCTAATTCTCTATACGAATAATAAAGGTTTTGATATTGTCTATCAATCACTTCTTGGATTACAGCCCAACCAATGTTTGCATTTTCAATTACCAACATTGCGTTGTTCCATTCACTTGCAACTGAAGTTAAGAATGCACCATATTGTTTGGTTTCAATCTTACCTTTATATTCTGCAACTTGTTCAACAGTCTCTACATCGAAAACGTGGAATGCTGAATAGTCGGTTGAGTCACCACGAGCAACATCGGCAACCACTACATAATCACGAGAGTAATTTGGATAATCCCATAACCAATAGTTACCATCAAACCCTCGTTTCTCAACAGGGTCTTTTACATAGGTCTCTTGATACCATTGTAGAGTAGAACCTTCCACCACAGTGTAACCAGATGAAATAAAGTCACAATCACATTCCTGTGCAGCGCCCTTTTCACCAAGAAGCTTTGATTGTTCATCTCTCCATTGTTGATTTCTATCAGGATGTACAGTCCAATGAAGTTCCGTTGGATGCCATTGTTCTCCATTCTGACCTTGTAACCATACTTTGTGGAACCAGTTACCTACACCATTTGGAGTAGAAAGTACAATAGCACCACCACCCGTGGAAAGTGTAGATTGCGCGGAAGTCCAAATCTCTTCAACATTATCAATAAATGCAGCCTCATCAATAATCAACATCGATAGTGCTTCAGAACGACCAGCGTCTCCTGCGGCAGATGTTGCTTTGATTTGTGAACCATTCTTTAATCGAAGTGATAATTTATTATCTTCTTCGGTCTGACCCTTTAGCCACGATGGTAAGTTTTGATGCATGAATCGAACCTTTGTTACAAGGTTCTTTGCAACCTCTTGTTTGGTTGCGATTACAAGAACATTCTTATCTTCGTGGAATAACATCAACCATAAAGAATATCCGGCTGATAGGGTTGATATACCTAATTGTCGAGACTTGAGGATTACATTGAATCGGTTGTCATTGATGTTGTTCATCAAATCTTCCTGAAACTCGTATAGGTTGAATAAGATTTTACCTCGGTGAGGGTGCTGGATATAACAATACTTCCTAAAGAAATATACAGGGTCTTTAGCGCACTTGACCCATTCCTCTTTTATTAATTGTCTTAAATCTGGCATACATTTTTATAATACAAACAATACAGCAATTATAACAGCTCCACCAGCACCACCCAAGAAGAGTCCATTAAAGAACTGACCTCTTTTTTGTTTCTTTAGGGTTTTGATTTGGGTATCCTTCAATTTAATCATATTGTCTTTTTGTTGAATGATACCATCTTTACTTTGTAGGGCTACTGAAAAGTTTGCAAGTTGTTCGGATTGTAATCCAATCTTGTCATTTTGTAGAGTGACCAACTCTTGTGTTGTTTTTAACTCCATTTGACATACATCAAATTGAGACTTAACAATGAGAGCTTTCTTCACTGCGGTTCGTGGAACTGCAATTACGCTATCAGTCGAAAGCGTTTGTGAAAGCAGTGATGAGGTCATCATCAGACATATCATCAAACTTATCAATTTGCTCTTCATATTGTTTTTTCAAATTAAGGAGTTGTGCATTTTTAGAGTTAATCTGATTGTCAATTTCAGCAATCTGATTACTTAAACCAAGATTGAGTTGGAGAAGTGAGTCTGCCTCACTCTCCAATTTTTCAATCTCACTTAAATACTCGGTTTCCTTCTCTTTTAACATTCGTTCATATTCTTTTTTGTAGGTATTACCCAAAAAGAATTGTTGGTAGATTAGTACACCTGCCAAACAAACAATAATTAATTGAGATGGGTTGAGTTTTCTCATTTACTTTTTGTTACGAGTAGTTTTACCCTTACCAGCACCTGAACCACTTGATTTAGCACCATTTCCACGTTTTGGAGCGGCCTTTTTCTTACCAGCACCTGAACCACTTGATTTAGCACCATTTCCACGTTTTGGAGCGGCCTTTTTCTTACCAGCACCCGAACCACTTGATTTAGCACCACCTCTGGATGTAGACTTACCATTACCAGCACCTGAACCACTTGATTTAGCACCATTTCCACGTTTTGGAGCGGCCTTTTTCTTACCAGCACCTGAACCACTTGATTTAGCACCACCTCTGGATGTAGACTTACCATTACCAGCACCTGAACCACTTGATTTAGCACCACTTCTTGGTGTAGCTTTCTTTTTAGGTGTAGATTTACGACCTTTGCGAGAACTACCCTTAGCAGCATCAACTACATCAGCTATCTGGTCTGCAGTATTTTCGAATGCAGCTTTAACATCACCGAGCTCTTCTTTGACTCTGTTAACTCTACGTTTAGTTTCTTTAGAAACTTCAACAATCTTTTCATCGATAGTAGTTTTACCTAATAACCAATTCCAAGTTTTCTTTAACCAATTTTTCATAATTTTCTCTTTTATTAAACTTATTGTTCCAATATAAATATGGTAGAATAATTTAATTATTTAATTTTTTCAATTAAAGAGTAATACGACTCGTGTATTGTCTTATAATATGGACTCTCTAAAATGAGCCGTTCTGCTTCAAGTAGTTCCAATTTTGTAAGTTTATGTATTTTGTGATTTACTTTATTTTGGTATTTTTTGGCTCCCCATAAATGATACATTGCCGATGAAATTTCTATTTCAGAAAAGGACGGGTCTATATCTAAATCCAACAACCTTAAAGTTTCGGATGTGTATATGACATTACAAAATGACTTTGATTTAAAATTTAACTTTCTTCGACTTTGCCAATCGTGTGCTAATCCAGCCAACATCCACTGCTCTATCATAATTTGCGCAGAACTGTCACCAACCATTAGGTGTGAATTTTCGTTAGCATAACTTATTTCACCTGTGGAGTTAAACACAAAGTTAAAGTATATATCGGTATATTCTTTTTTAAATTCTTCGTTGAACATACCCACTACTGCACAATTCATTGGGAGTGTATCTTTTAAAGATTTTATAAACATACCATCCCATTTAAAATTATCAGTATGGTGTACATCATAAATATTTGGATAGCTTGATGTACTCTCACGGTGTAGATATAATAAGTCAGTTTCGAGATATGGTTCAAGACTCTTGTTTAATACCAAATCAATGTCATATACAACAAATGGTGTTTTTAATTTTGACATTGCCCAAATCTTTGGACTGGCCCAATAATTATTGCTTATTTTATCATATGGGTAATCATCGAAGATATCGGTAATTACGCTGTCATATAATTTAGTAATGTTGTGGGATTCAAAGAATTTACGACTTTGTTCATTTGTTACCAAATGTAATGGGATATTTGGATTTGTGTTTTTGTGATTAACACACGAGTATATTTGTGTAATCAATTCAAATTCTTGTGGGGGATGCTCACCGACCACATAAATGTGATATGAGTTCATAACTTATTTTAGTATAAATAGTGTTTACCACTTTCTACAAGACCAATATCTTGCTTTCCATCTTGGACCTGGTGAATCACAATTCATTCTTGCTCTAAATGATTTACGAGCGCCTGGATTATCCTTCTTAATAGTCATACCCTTTTGTCCAAAGTTTACCTTAACAACATTACCTTTGTCATTGTTTACATACACTTTGAACTTTTTAACATCACCTTGCATAATCTTACCAAGTTCTACTTTTCTACCTTGATATTCTGCTTCGTTAATGTTATCAGTTCCCTCTTTGTGTAGATTTAACATTTGAGAGTATTCCTTCATAAAGTTAATGAAGTCTTTAGTTTCCTCAAGCGTCTCAACATCATACTCATCAACCTCACCATAGTCTGATACTGTTGAAATGTAATCTTCGGCTTTTGTGATTAGAGATTGAACCCAAGGTTCTAAATCAGACTTACCTTGAAGTTTTGAGATTAATTCTTGTGCTCTCTTAACCATAGTTTCAATTTGGTCTACGGCCATTTCAGCATCAGTCTCACTACCTTCTTCTAAATAGTCTTCTACTTTGAAGGCCGACACATATGGATTAGATACAACTTGTCCCAACTCTGGAACGAATCCATACTTCTCTTCCATAAAGTTTTTTACATTATGGTATTCTTCTCTGATAAGTTCTTTGAGTTGTTTTTCAGTCATCTTATTTAAACTTTTTAATTAGTTTTGTTTGAACTGTATTTCCTGGCTTACCTGCGATTGCCGATACCAATGCCATTCTTTCTGGAAGTTTACCCTTCTTAACATACTGATATACTTTTTCAATATCCAATTTGTTATCATCAACAAACTTTTGAATTGCGTCTTTGTTCATACCAGTTAAACCACCAATTTCCATTGCGGTTCTTGATGCGGCTTCGTTTACCGATTCATCGATTGCTTTTGGATATTTAGTTTTCTTTGCTAAATCTAAAAGTTTTTTAATATGAGCTGGGTTGTTTCTATCGTATTTGTATGAATTCTTTTTATTTTTAAAAATTGCTGATACTTTTTTACCATTATCATCAATCATAATGATAAGACCATTTTTACCAAAGTGTCTTTCATCAAATACAGAAATACCTTCGTTTACTGATTCACCTAATGAACTACCGTGTAATTTATGTAGTTGTTTAATAGTATTTGTATTTTTAAGTTCCATATGGTCACCATCGGTGTCCACAAAGTAATACTTATCACCATCAACATACACATAGTCAACACCCGGCATATATCCACCAAGTCCCTTAACCTTAATCCGTTTCATTCCTTTTAAGAATTTTTTAGTAGTAGGATTTACTTTAACTTCGTTTACTGATTCATCAACACCTTTGACCTTTTTTTGAGTTACCATTGTGATGTATCCATCTTTTTTCAAATCTCGTTCGAACGATAAAGCCGAACCTCTTAAACTAAATGCAGCTTGAGCAGGTTTCTCACCTTTCTTCTTAGCGTAGATAACAATGTATGCTTCGTTTACTGATTCGTTCATATATTTCTTCCAATCTTTGTGTTCAGGTGCGAGTGCAGTACGACCCATATTTTTTCTCAAATCTTTGTTCTGCTCTC